AGGTTATGGCAAAAGGATTTACAGTTAAAGCGAAATCCCCAGTGGTACAGAAAGAACCAGAGTGGGATTTTGATCAAGCAAGAGAACTCATCAAAGGTAAGACAGTAGTATTCTGTTTACCAGGTCGTGGAGTTTCTTATCAATTTTTGAAGAGTTTTGTACAACTATGCTTTGATCTGGTACAGAGTGGAGCAAGTATCCAAATCTCACAGGATTACTCATCAATGGTCAACTTTGCTCGTTGTAAGTGTTTAGGAGCAAATGTCCTCAGAGGACCTGATCAGTTACCTTGGGACGGCAAGTTACAATATGATTATCAGTTATGGATTGATAGTGATATAGTATTCAATACAGAGAAGTTCTGGCAGATCGTTCTAATGGATAAGGACTTAGCTGCTGGTTGGTATGCTACAGAAGATGGTAAGACTACATCAGTTGCTCATTGGCTTGAAGAAGATGATTTCAGAACTAATGGTGGTGTGATGAATCACGAAACCATCGAAAGCATCTCGAAAAGAAAGAAACCATTTACTGTTGATTATACAGGATTTGGATGGTTACTTATTAAGAATGGTGTATTTGAACATAAAGATATGCCTTATCCTTGGTTTGCTCCTAAGATGCAAGTCTTTGAATCGGGTGAAGTACAGGATATGTGCGGAGAGGATGTTTCATTCTGCCTAGATGCGAAGGAGGCAGGTTTCGAGATCTGGTGCGATCCTCGTGTTCGTGTGGGTCATGAGAAGACTAGAGTAATCTAATGACACGTTATAATATTCTAATTGACGGTGAGGTAGTTTATAAGAACCTTACAGAGGATGAGTATTTTAACACTATAGAGGATTTGGCACAGGATTATTATATTGATAATTCATCACCGAATCCTTCTAATATCAAAACAGAATTTATTGAGGATTAATTATGGCTAAATCAGTCGCATGGAACAGTGATACTTTTATCGAATCAAAACCGAAAAAGTCTCGTCAAGGAAGAGGAAAGCACTCGAAATATTCAGCAACATCCCGTAACTCGGCTCGTAAAAGATATAGAGGACAAGGTTAGTGAGTCAGATTGAATTAACTAGTCATACTGATCATGGCAATTTTATCTCCGAATTTCAATCTAATCTTGACGGGGATAAATTTGTCGATTTTTATGAACGTATGGCCGCTGCTGGTGCGGGGTTGGTTACACCCCGTAGTACTGGTGCTGTAAAGAATGAGCAATTGTTCCTTACACAACTATTACAACACGAAGAACAGAATGTTTATAATAGTACTTTACCATTAGCACAAGATTGGAATCATGTTGTAATGAGTTGCCTTCATCATTACACAGAAAGATATGAAATATTAAAAAATACACCGTTTGAGTACAAATATTCTAAATTACAGAAGACACGTCCACAACAAGGGTATCATACATGGCATCATGACGCATGTGCTCCTGATACTTATCGTAAAATAGTCGTAATTGTCTACCTAAATGAAGGTTTTGGTGGTGGAGAAACTGAATTCTTGTACCAAAGTCTTAGAATTGAACCAAAAGTAGGAAAAATTATCGTTTTTCCAGCAGGATGGACACATACACACCGAGGAAACCCTCCTTTACATGGAGATAAGTACATATTGAATGGTTGGATTGAAGAATTTCCACAAAATTCGTACAAACAAGGAACATAATTAATTTTTCTGAAGAATAGGTATAAATAAAGGGAGGAAATACTACAAAGTCTCCTATCGATGTCGATTACACGTAAATCTAGAGCATTTAAAGACATTAGTTTGTCTTTTAAACCCCATCCCGTTACTGGTGACATGCCAGTTTTGGTTAATGAACGTGCAATTATTAGGTCAGTTAGGAATTTAGTAGAAACTATACCAACTGAAAGGTATTTTGAACCATTAATTGGTACAGATATCAGAGGAATGTTATTTGAAAACTATACTAAGTTAACTTCATACGTAATTGAAGACCAAATTAAGATTTCTATTAACAACTACGAACCAAGAGTTGCTAATGTTAAGACGAATGTCTTAGGTAGACCAGATAGAAATGCTTTTGAGGTAACAGTTTTCTTTGATATTGTTGGTTTGGATAGACCAAGACAAAATTTCACCTTTTTATTAGAACCTACCAGATAAAATAATGCCCGTTACGCAGTTTAACACTCTAGATTTTGATCAAATCAAGAATCAATTAAAGGATTATCTTGCTTCAAACTCAAATTTTACTGATTTTGATTTTGAGGGATCTAATTTTTCCGTTTTAATTGATTCTTTAGCATATAACACCTATATTAATGCGTTTAATGCTAATTTAGTAGCAAATGAATCGTTTTTAGATTCAGCAACTATAAGAGAAAATGTTATATCATTAGCACGTAATATAGGATATGTACCAAGATCTAAAACAGCAGCAGAAGCACATATTTCGTTTGATGTAGAAATACAAGATAGTAATAATGATATTTCTCAACTTAGACTTAAACCTGGTCTTGTTTGTGTAGGAAACGCTAATAACACGAATTATAGATTCTCAAGTTCATCTCCTATAACTGCTAACGTATTAACTAATACTCTTGGTAAGAGAATCGCATCTTTTACTAATATCCCAGTTAAACAAGGAACATTAGTACAAACAAATTTTATAATTGATACTCAAGTTGATCAAAGATTTATTTTAGACAATACTAATATTGATTCTTCAACTATTAAAGTTAGTGTTAGAAACGATGTTAATGATTTATCTAATGGTAGAGAATATAAAAAGATAGATAATATCCTTAATTTAAACAAAGATTCTGAAATATTCTTAATACAAGAAGTTCAGGATGAGAAAGTTGAAGTATTATTTGGTGATGGATTCTTTGGTAAGAAATTAACAACAGGTAATATCGTTAGTGTTAGATATATTATAACTGATGGTGTTGAAGGTAATGGTGCTGGTGGAGCAGCAGGTTCTGTTGGTACTTTTGAATTTCAAGGAACTTTTGATCGTAGATTAAGTACTGCTTCAGATCAATATGTTTCTGAATTGCCAGTTGATACTATATCAGTAACTACTGTTAATCGTGCCTCAAATGGTTCTGAGAACGAAGATATATCATCAATTAAGTATTTGGCTCCTAGACTGTATTCCGCACAGTATAGAGCAGTTACGCCAAGAGATTATGAGGCAATAATACAATCAATTTACCCTGCGACAGAATCTGTTGCGGTTGTTGGTGGTGAGGAATTGGATCCACCACAGTTCGGTAAAGTTCAGATTAGTATTAAACCAAAAAATGGTACTTATGTATCTGATTTTGATAAACAACAAATTAAGAGTAAGTTAAAAAATTATGCTATTGCTGGTATAAATTCTGAAATTGTAGATCTTAAAGTTCTATATGTAGAAATTGATACAACAGTTTATTATAACACCTCACAGTTCTCGGACGGTTCTTTATTACGTAGCAATATAATTGACAATCTTACTACATATTCAAATAATGTGGAGATTAATAAGTTTGGTGGTAGATTTAAATTCAGTAAAATGAATCAACTTATTGATAGAGTTAATAATGCTATTACTTCTAATATTACGAAAGTGAAGATTAGAAGGGATATGAAGGTACTTATCAATACATTTGCTCAATATGAGATATGTTTTGGTAATAGATTTTACATTAGTCAATCTGGTTTTAATATCAAGTCTACAGGGTTTAAGATCTCTGGATACCCTAATACGGTATATTTCACAGATATTCCAAATAAAACTGTTACAGGCGATTTAGATGGTAGTAAGAAGGGTGTTATGTGTATTGTATCTAAGGATACAAAGAATGAGATGAAGATTGTAGCAAAGGATGTTGGTACGGTTGATTATAAGAAAGGTGAAATCATCATCAACACTGTTAATATAACACAAACTGTTGCGGCAAATAACTTAATTGAGATACAAGCATTCCCAGAATCCAATGATGTTATTGGATTGAAGGATCTCTATCTTAGTTTTGACGTTTCTAATAGTTCGATAAATATGGTCAAGGACGTAATCGCATCAGGAGAGGATGTTTCAGGCGTGGTATTTTCAAGAGATTATTACACTTCAAGTTACTCAAATGGAGCAATCGAGAGGAAATAAAGAATGAGTCTAGAATTTGATAAAAGAGTACAAGTCAATAAGATAGTCGAAAGTCAGTTACCAGAATTTGTGGTAGCTGATTTTCCATTAACTACTGATTTTTTAAAACAATACTACATATCGCAAGAATATCAAGGAGGTCCTACTGATCTTATTGATAATCTCGATAGGTATCTTAAAGTAGATAACCTAGTTCCTGAAGTTGTTACTGGAACTACTACACTATCTACAGACATTATTACTTCTGATACAACTATTACTGTTGCTTCAACAAAGGGATTTCCTAAAGAATATGGTCTTTTAAAGATTGATGATGAAATTATATCATATACAGGTAAGACAAGTACAACTTTTACGGGATGTATACGTGGATTTAGTGGAATAAGTGATTATAATGTTGGCATTTCCTCATCATTACTTGAAGTTAATAATCAAAATTTAGTATTTAATGATAGTAATGCGTCTAATCATAATATTAACTCTGTAATCACTAACCTTAGTGTACTCTTTTTACAGGAATTTTATAAAAAGATAAAGAAAACTTTCTTACCAGGTTTAGAGGATGAATCATTCCATCCTGGTATTGATGTTGGTAACTTTGTAAAAAATGCTAGATCCTTCTATCAATCAAAAGGTATTGAAGAATCTATAAGAATACTATTTAAATTATTATATGGTGTTGAAGCTAAGGTATTAGACCTTGAAGAGCGTTTAGTTAAACCATCAGCAGCTGAATTTATTCGTAGAGAAACTGTCATTGCCGAAGCAATAAGCGGTGACCCATACAATTTGGTTGGACAAACTATATACAAATCAACTGACGATAGAACTACTGGATCAGTATCTGAAGTTGAAATTTTAACAAGAGAAGGTAAAACATATTATCAACTTTCTTTATTTGTTGGATTTAGTGATAGGGATTTAATTGAAGGAAGTTTTAATATACAAGCAAAAACAAAATCATTAGAAACAGTTTCGGTTGGATCTTCCATCATATCTGTAGATTCTACTATTGGTTTTGGTAATACGGGATCTATTTTAAGTGAAGGTAATCCTAATATCATTCAATATACCTCAAAGAGTGTAAATCAATTCTTTGGTTGTTCTAATATTACATACGCAATAGAAACTGGTTCAAATATAAGAACAACGGAAACTATATTTGGATATGAACATGGAGATTTATCTCAGAGATGTGATTTAAGAATTACTGGTGTTCTTTCCAAATTTGTACCAAATGAAGATATTTCATTGGTTGGTGAACGGGAAGAAATTTCTGTAAAGAATGTTGGTGAGATTATATCAAATACTGGTATAACATATAAAGAAATATTTGCTAATAGTTGGGTTTATAATACAAGTTCTCGTTATCAGATAGAGAATGTATCCTCAAATGGTCAAACATCATTTACTTTATTGAGTGTAATTGATAAATCCAGTTTAAAGATTGGTGATAGTATCACTTTCCTTAGAAGAACTGCTATGACACCAATGGGTGGTGCTATAGTTAAGAGTATTGATTATGTAACTAACAGTATTACAGTAGATAACTTATCTTGGTCTAGTGGAGAACCAAATCCACTTGCTGATTATGACTTAAGAAGAAACTTAAATAAGGCGAAAACAACATCTGTTGGTATAGGTCTTTCTAATAGTAATGTTATCTCTAATGTACTTAATGTTTATTCTGATGGGGATAAGGATGGTTATGTTGCTTCTAATGGATTGCCAAGTTATGAACTTGATCTAAAGAGGTTTACATCTTTAATAGTTGAATCGGGACTTACAACTTTCCGTAACGGTTTACTCTCATATCCAACATATATCGACCCAATTAGTGGATATAATTCTGGTT